GTGAACTCTATTGAGGCTGCCCCACCTGAACCGACTGTTACCGTTTCAATAAGCGTGTAAGCCATTATTATGCCTCTCCGTGTATACCGAATAATTTGAAAGTGCTTCCAGCCGCAAACTGGTTAGAACTAGAACTAATAGAAGCTATTGAAGTAATTGCGGCGGTGTTTGCCCACCTATAGGCAGCTGCCCCAACATAACTCAAATTATTACTTCTTTGTAAGACTGTTTTGTGCTTATCCGTTGCCGAATAATCCATAATTTGAGTTATGTCAAGCCCTGCAACTGTGGTGAAGCCAAGTGCGCCAAAAATTGCAGTAGATGTTCCTGCACCGCTGGCGAGGCTAGCCTGCGCTTGAACCGTTACCCAAGAGTAATTACTGCCAGTATCACCGTTAAATTGAGCATAGGCATAATGGTTTGATGTGCTAGTAAACTCCCTAACCAACACCAAGTCCCTAAAGTCTTGACTGATTGACGAAAAAGTCACTGAGGCAGCAGAACTGCTTAGCACTGTTGAATCTAGAAGTGTGTAAGTAGGTGTAGCCATTATGCCCCCTTGATTCCGTAGATGCTGAAACGGCTTGCAGCCAGAAAATTCCCGGCAGCTAGCGAGAACTTGACTGAAGTTACAGCCGAAGTTGATTGCCATAAGCCACTCAAGAGCATTACTTTTACATCTCCTGTTGTAGCACCATAAAGCAAGCGACCAGTCTTGTATTTACTTGTGTTTGCATAATCGAGAATGTCAAGCACCCCAGCCATAAATGACCCCGTTGTGTTATTTGCCGCTGGGCTTCCGTAATCAGTCCAGTCATTACGAGTTGTCAAAGCTCTAGATTGAACCGCCTCACCTGTTCCTAAAAGTGCGTGCATTGCGTAATTGTTAGCGGTGTCGTTATTTAGCTGAATGTTTATGTTGGCATAATTGAAGTTGTAGTCACTTCTTGCTGTATAGCGAATCTGAATGTGTTGATAATCGGCAGGGATGCTTGTTATGTCAATAACACCACTTGAGCCTGTCCCGTTTACAGTTGCAATGTGTTCGTATGCACTAGCAGCGCCTGCTGCTGCTGCTTGGCTATTGAGAATCCCTAGAAGTATCAGGCTCATTTAGACCGCCGTAATGTTTCCGATAATGCGGTAGGTGTCGGTGTCCACGCAGAATACCGATACCGCCTCATACTGGTTGCCGACTGTGAAGCTGAGTGCTGTTCCTGCGGTTCCTGCTCCACCGATTGTTGCTCCGTCTGTTGTGATTGTGAGGGCTGTTCCGTCTGCGAAGATTTGAACCTGCTGTCCGATACCGAAGTCGGTAGCCGTGCCGACTGTTACCGTTCCTGCGTTGGTAAAGCGTAGATAGGTTCCTGCGTCTGCGGTTGCAATTGTGTAGGCAGTTGCAATGGATGAGGTTACCGTTGTCCCAGCGGTAAGCGTCACGTCCCCTGAGGAGCCACCACCTGCTAGACCGTAACCTGCGGTTACCGCTGTAATGTCTCCCGGTGAGCTAACGTCTGCCCAAGCAGTTCCGTAAACCTGAAGCGTCGAGGTGTCTTGCAGATAAGAGACCATGCCCTGCGTCGGTGTTCCGATTGCTGAGGTGCGAGCCGCTGAGTCTGCGAAGACCATAACGCTTTGGTCTTGGAGGTATCCCTGTACGTCTGCGGCCGCGACGACGTCGCCTGCGCTCCAGACTCTTCTACCCAAACCAGCCATTTATTTCTCCTTTAGAACGCCAGAGCGTGTCCATTGTCTAGCTTACCAAACACGGCGTCGTCTAGGACCAGCAACGAGAAGTCCAGTGTTGCGAAGCCCAAGGTCATGACATGGTTGGTCGAGTCGACCGTGTTGTCTATTGAAATGATTTCTGCGTACTTCTCAATCGCCGGAGCTATGTTGTTCGGCGTGAACTTTATTTGGACTACGTCTCCCATTTCCAGCTCGAGAAGTTCGGTCTGCTGAGATGGAGTGCGCTGGTCCAAGACAATTTGAAGAGACTTGAAACGGTACTCTGGCTCGGCAAACTTGCTTGCCAAGTACCGACCATAAGCCTCGAGGTCGGCGTCGCTGTTTATGAGCAGGCCCTCACGAGTGAGGTTGAAGACTCCGTAGTCGTTTATCGAGGCGGTTGCGTTGGCCTGAAAGCCCGTCTCTAGCAGAGCCGAGGTGACGACGATTTCGTTGTAGAGAAGCTCTGACCCGTACTCTACTTGCAGGTTATTGAACGCAATGCCCGACCCGTCGTTGGCAAACGTAAGTCCTTCGGAGTTTGGACCGGTTCGCCTGTCGCGGTAGACAATGACCCCCTCTTTAGAAATGAAGAAGCTTCCCGGCTCTGACCGCGAGATGAGTCGAATGTAGTCAAGAGCATTTGTGCCGGCTGTAATTGTGTCGGCTCCTAGCTCCATCGCCCCGGTCTCGATGTCTCTGTCTTCGAGGGGCCAGTCGATTTCCGGCAAGGAGAGAATGGTGTTCAATCGCTCTCCGGACTGCTCGACGTTGTTGGTTCTTTCGGACAAGTTCTGGGTGGCGAGTGAGGTGAACGCGTCGGAGCAAGCGGCCGAAGCTAGAGAGTCTCCGTCGGGTGAGTAGGTTAGGTTCCAGTCGTCGACCAAGCCGTAGAACTGAAGCTCTCCTCCGGAGCTAATTCGCACCTGTCGCTTAGGAATAATCTGCGTGTAATAAACGGAGTTCTCATAGACCGGGTCGAAAGTGCGGTCGTTGTTGTTGAAGACAATGTTTGCAAGACCGGCCTCGTATTGGTTCAAGGCTTGGTTCTTGCCACGCTTGATTGCGATGGTGCGGACGTAATCCGTTACGTCATAGAAAAGCGTGCCACCTAGTAGCCACTCCTCGTTGTCTAGGACGCCTCTCACCGGGTCGTCTAATCTAAAGAATGGACCGGTTCCGGTTTCTGTTAGGTCGAACCCTAGCTCGACGAGCGGTGTTGGAACTGCCACTAGACTGCCGCTACCTTGAGGCCCTTGATTGCGCCACCCCTAGTTGCGTAAGACTGGATGACCTTAGCGGCGGCCTTACCTGCCATGGCTCCAGACTCGGTTGGGTCTGTCTTGACGGTGACGTTGACGTAAGTGGTTCCGTCTCTTTGGTTAGCAGGCGTAGGCGTAGTAGTGGGCATTGGCATAAAGCTAATCATTTCGCCAGCCGCACCCGGAACCTGAAGGCTTGCGTTCCTTGCGGCCTCGTTAAGTTCAGCGTACTTACGAATAACGTCGTCCAGTTTTGCCATGAACTTGTCGATGGTGTTTTCCATTCCACCAAAGCCGTCTTCCATGTCGGCGAGTTGCTCTTGAAGAGCTAGCTTTGTTTCTGTAACAGACTCAATGAACTTCTCGTTGGCCTCAATCAGCGACTCGTCAAGAATCTGAGCCTGCTGAATCATGGCGTCAACCTGCTCTTGAGTGGTTGACTCGTAAAGGTCCTTTAGCTGGGTTGTGGCTAGGCCCTGCTTTTCATAGATAGAAGCGGCCAGCGCATCCATGCCTTGATTAGACTCGGTCTCGATGGCCGAGAATAGATTTTGAAGTTCGCGCTGAGTGTCCGGGGTTGACTCAAGGATTGCGCTTGCTAGCTCATTGCCCGTTTCAACACCGGCGGAGACAATCTGCTCGATAAAGGTCTGCGAGAACCCTTCGGAAGCAAGGGTGGCTGAATTGGCCAATAGGCTCCTAGAAGCCGTCAGACGGTCGCTGAGGGACTTTACTAGCCCCTCGACTGACTTGCTTTCCTCCTGCTCAAAAAGACTAGAGAGGCTAACCTCGACCGCTCCGCGGTAAGCGTCACGCAAACGGTTCTGGGAAGACTGGATGATTCCCTCAATGCGTCCGGCAAACTCCTTCTGAAGTCGCTCCACGTTGTCCGTGTAACGCTTATTGGCGTCCATGATTGTTTCGTTGTAACGCTTTTGTGCCTCGCCGAGTTGCTTCTGAGAATCTTTGACAAGTCGCTGTGCCTGCTCAAACGCTTGTTGACGCGCAGACTTACCACCGCCGCCGCCACCGCCGCCACCGCCAGTGTCAAGACCAGTCTCAAAGGCACTCAAGTTCATTGCGTTCGGGTCTGTAATGCCCTTCATGGCAAAGTAAAGCTGTCTCTGCTGGTTGGCTAGCCTCGCGCCCACTTCGGCGGTCGCGCCCATCTCCGAACGGATGTTAGCCAAGCTGAGATTGTTGAAGCGGTTCATTTCGCCGGAGGTTGTCTGGAGAGAGTACTCGACTCGAGCAATGCTGTCCGTGACTGCCTGCAAGCCGTCTTCTGCTAGCTTGCGGTTTGACGCGTTGCTGTTCTCCAGCGCATAGCGGTACTGGTCTTGTAAGCGACGCAGGTCTTCGAGCTTGCGAGCGTTATCCGCCTGCGCTTCCGTCAGCCCTTCAGTGTCAATCTTTGAACCGTAAACTTCCCTCGAGTACTCGGCCAGACTGATTCCCACAACTGCTAGCGCAGTAGCAAACGCAATCAAAGGGTTGCGCTGGAGGGCAATAGTGAACCCGGTGGTAAAGAATGTTGCAATCTTGACTTGAGCGTAGAAGGCAATAATGGCCGCGGCCGCAATTCCTAGGCCCTTAGCGAAGGCAATAATCTGGTCGATGTTGTCGACAACAAGAGTAATGAAGTTTGCAATGTCTTCGATTAGACCGGCCCAGTCGACCTTCTTGACGGCCTCGACAATCTTGTCCCCGATGACGGGTAGTAATTCCTGAAGTACCGGGATGAGGTCTCTGAGGTAAGGCGTTAGTTGCTCACCAATTTCGATGGCAACGTCGATGAATGCAGACTGTAGAAGCTTCAACTGCGAGTTGAAGGTATCCAGTTGCTTGTTGGCCACCTCGTCGGTAAAGCCAGAAGCCGACCGAAGATTTTTCTCGTACTCCTTGATGGCGTCTGAGGTTCCAAGTAGGGCAAGAATCGACTGGACCGAGCGGTCTGCGAAGCCCATTTGTAGCAATGTAGCCTTGGATGTTTCGTCCGACATTCCGTCGAGAGCTGTCTCAAGGTTGGCAACAATGTCGCCAAGGTTTCGCATCTCACCGTTAGCATCGAATACAGAGACTCCGAACTCGGCGAAGTCTTCTTTGTTTTTGATTGCCTTGGTCGAGAGGTCACGAAGAACGATGGAGAGCTGAGTACCGGCCTCTTCGCCCTTGATGCCTTGGTCGGCGAACGCGGCAAGAACCGCGATACCTTCTTCCATGTCCTTGCCCAAAGTACGGAGGGCAGGTCCGGCCTTGGTGGTCAACGATGTGGAGAACTGCTCGACGGTTGCGTTCGACAAGGTGTTTGCCCGGACCAAAACGTCCGAGACCTTTATCATGTTCTCCATGTTTGCGACTGCGTCGTCGCGAATAGTTAGACCCAGTGCGCTCTGCGCGTCGGTGAGCAAGTCGGTTGCTCGACTCATGTCGAACATTCCAGCTTGCGCGAACTGCGCTACTCGAGGCAGGGCGGCTACCGAAGCTTCGGCGTCCAAACCAGCAGACGCTAGATAGAAGAATGACTGGGCTGCTTCTTCGGCACTGAAGGTCGTGGCCTTGGCAACTTCACGAGCCGCATTCGCCATGTCCTCTTCCATGGTCTTAGTGAGGTCACCCATGATGGCTTTGGACTGGGTGAGGGCCGCGTCGAACTTAGAGAACTCTTGCACGGACTTGACGGCCACGGTAGCCATAGCCGCACCCACTGCGGCAAGTGCAACACCTGCGGCCTTAGCCAAACCTCCGAGCTGTTGTTCGGCTTGCTTGATTCCGCGCTTGTCGAACTCGGAAACAATCCGAATTTTGATTGCCATTAGTTAACCCTCATTCGTGTCTCGCCTACTTGGGTGGCTAGCTTTTTGTTGACCTTCATGTTGTAAAGCTCTGCGACCTTCAGGACCTTTAGCTCAATCATGTTCTTACGGTTCATGACCCTCTTCCAGAGGAAGCGACCCGGTCTGCCGTAGGTTTGCGTGAGACGTTCGCTGAAAACCCTTCCCTGTCCATTGTAGATGTAGGAGTGATAGCCAGCGGTAGTGCTTCCCCACCCCTTAGACACCGGACGAGGAGGCCGGCGATTTATGCCAGCAAGCTCGGCGTACTCGAAACCAACCTGAGTGTCAAGCCCACCACTGCGACCTTTACCCTCGATGAAGATTAGGTCGTTTGGCCTCAGGCTTGTCTTGACAGTTATTGCTACGCCAGACCAGCCGGTGCGACCTTCATGGAACATTCCACGCATTCGGTTCTTCAGACTGGAAGTAACTGACGAATTTATTTCGCCTTCAATCGGCTTAAGAATTGGTTCTAGCTCGGAGTTCAAGCTTTTCTTGAACTGGTTCTGGAGGCCCTTTTCCCGGTAGTACTTCAGCTCACGCATCGTCTCGGCACTGCCGATTAGTTTGCTTTTTTGCATGGCACTCCTTATCTCTCAATTCTACCAACGAGAAAACCCTCCCCGAAGGGAGGGTCTCTGGTTGAGGCTTAGAGGTAAGTCTTCTCGCCAGTGAGGATGTTGACTACGGTCTCGCCGGGTCCGAAAGCGGCTAGCATCTCGTAGTTCCTCTCGGCGTCAATCTCTGCCTGCTCTTCTGGGGAAATGTAGTGAGCGCAAGCCTTGACAAAGTTGATGTCGTCCAACTCGTTGATTGGCTGTGGTGACCAGTCCCACTTGTAGTAGTTGTAGTTGATTGCCTCGTTGAGTTCACGGATTCTGCTGTTTACTGCGCCCTTCATTGCCATCTGGCGTTTGCTGTTACATACCCTCCAGTCGCCTTCAGTCTCGCGCTCTAGGCGACGAACTAGCGCGTCTAGGTTGTGTAGCTGGTCGACGATTTCTGCGTAAGTCATGTTGTTGGTGTCCATTTGGTGTTTCCTTTCCTTGTGGTAGTTACAACTATACACAACAAGAAACAACAAGCAAGCATTTTTGTAAAGTTTTTTGAAAAATTTTTTGGCAAGAAAAAACCCTCCCCGGAGGGAGGGCCTTCTCTATTTAGGCGGTAGGTTCTTAGCTACCAGCCAGCGGTGCATGGTCCAGAGCATCCTCTCGGATTCCTGCATTAGCACGCTCGGAGCAATACCTGTTTCGACTGCGAGTCCAGCGATGAACCAGTGGGCGGACGAGTCCCCCAACCCAGTTATTTTGGGTCGGAGTTACTCGGTCCTACCATGTCAATCGACTCGAGCCATTTTTCAAACGAGTCTTTGGTTGCCCCAGTTCGCTTCTCTGAGTGCCAAGCCAAGAAGAGCATGTAGCTCATCTTTGGGTCGGAACTCAGGTTGGCTACTGAGACGCCGTACTTATCTTCGAAGGCGACCATGTCCGCGGCATTGCAAACAATGTCGCGAGTCTCGCCTCCGTCGAAGGTTAGTTGTAGGTTAATTTTCACGGCTTATTCCTAGGACTCGCTCTTAGTAATCTCACCGGTGGTGGGCCAGCTAACGCTCCATGTGGAGAGGTCGCCTACGGCCCCCGAAACGGGAGTTACAGATTCGATGAGGCAGGTGGCAGAAAAAAGCGGCGTGGCTGTTGAAGCGGCCGTTCCGTTACCTGCGATGATGGTGACAGTTCCGATGGTTCCTACTAGGTCGTCGGTGATTGTCTGGGATAGTCCCCCTGCGCCATAGTCAGAGTGGAAGTCCAGTGAAACGGTTCCTGACTTCAGGCCCCCCACTAGCTCCACGAATCCACCGCTGGCAAAATCAGTTACGTCCACGCTTGCCGCAGACACCACCAATTCAGCTCGTGCGACGGAACCTGAAATGTCGACAGAGTTAAACGTGACGGTATTACCGGTCACAACATACTTGCTCAAATTAGCTCCTTAGGCATAGCAGGTGACAGTCCATTCCCCTGCTAAGTATTCGTTCTCGTTTACAGTTATTGAACCGATGTTCGGCATTGCTTCGACAATAACGTCTTGGCACGCACCGCTCAGAGTTCTATTAGATTCTATCGCACCCCGAACACTCGAGGCTCCGTCCGGCTCGGCATAAAGGTCGAGGTAGCGTTGCGCCTGACGCTCCGCCGCACGACCCACGACAACCCGAACGGTGAAGCGGTAGATGTTTAGCCCACCCGAAAACGCTTGATGGTAGTCAATCGAATTGAGTGAGACAACTGCGGCCGGCGGTGAGAGCTGGTCTGGAATCTCCTCAAAGACTCTCAAGCCGGAGATGGTTCTCAGGTTCGTAGCAATGCCCTCGCGGATAGCGGCGATTGTCACGCGAACCTCAGCTTCTTGTAAGGCTGGATTAGGCGGTCGATGTCTGGGTCCATTCTGCCGACTCGGATGATGCCGAGGTCGCCGAAGCCCATAACGCCACCCGGGGAATCATTGCGCTTGAAGATTCTTGCCGAGAGGAGAACCGTTGCCTGCTTGATTGCAGTCGGTACTGAGGTGAATCCCCAAGTGCCGTTGACCTGCACCGTCGCCTCTTGGCCGCTCATAGGGAACGTGTAGTCACCGACGGCATAGATGAGGTCGTAAGGTACGGTCATTCCTCCAGCGATGCCGTTTAGTGGCATGAGCTGGTAGTCGGTCGAAGTCCAAGTGATGTCAAAGACTCCGTCTGCCCCGGAGGACGTCTTGATTGTCGTGACCGAAGCAAGGTCGTCAATCTCGCAATTGAGTCCGTCGCGTGGGGTGAAAATTCTGGTTGCGGCTGTCGAGTAGAAAATGCGCTCACAAGCTTGGTCGATGTCCCGGGACGCCGACTCGACGGCTAGCTCGAGCAAGTCATCGTCAAGGGTGTCGCTAACTGGGATTCTGAGAGAAGCCTTTAGCTCGTCTAGGGTGCAATAGCCGTTAGTGATTGCCATGAAAACCTCCAGCTTCTAGTCTATCGCTAGGCGAGCCTTGACCTCTGTCGAACTTATCCCGGAGGTGTAGGGGATGTAGATGAGAGAAATGTCTCGTTCGTCCAGCCAGTCTTGACTAAATTGCATTTGTGCGTAGTAGTCACGTCGCGCCCAATCGGTTCCAATGGCAATGATGTCCGGCTGAATGAGTTCGATGGCAGGCTTCGAGTCTGCCCCTCCGAAGTTCGGGATGACCCTATCGACGTAGCGCAGTGCCATGAGAATCTCCTCGCGCTCTGCGTAGGTCATGACCGGAGGCTTACCCTTGTAGGCGGCTATGAACTCGTCCGTGTTTAGTGACACGGTTACCGAACCAAGCTCACTGCAACGCTTCAAGAAACTGGCGTGGCCTCGATGTAGCAGGTCAAAGGTCCCACCCGTGTAGACGATTAGTCCCATGAGTTTTCTCTCCTTATTGCAAGAGACCAGCCACGTTCGCCGAGGTCTCTGCTGGCACGCTTGTTGGTAAGCATGGACCGGTTGCGTGCAAAGGTTTTTTGGTTGCGGTCTTCGTAGCCGGACTTGAGTGTCGAAGAATTGTCGTGATGAACTCGTGCGTCGATGGTGTGGAACTTGACGCCCAGCTCTCGCATACGCCACTCGTAGTCATCGTCGTCATAGTAAACCGGGTGAAAGATTTCGTCCCAAAGTCCTGCGGTCCCTACGCTTGTTTCAGTCGGGATGACGCATGACCACTTGGGGTTTACGTCAACGAAGTTGAATGCCTGAGTGTCGACGTCGTTTGCGATGGTCTCGAGTGCGCCCGGTGCAAACCAAGAGTCGTCGTTCGGAATCACCCAATAAGGCGCGTGAGGGTTCGACTTGATTATGAGGTTCCAAGCTCCGTTCGCACCTAACCCGTAGGGGACTTGAATGAGCCAGAGGTCCTTTATGTTGTGGTTCGGTCGAGGGTCGAACTCACGCTTGCCCGAGTTGTCGACAATGACTACGCGTTCGACTGGGTAGTCAATCGAGTCGAGCAGGCGTTGCGCCATGTCGAACTTGGAGAGAGTTGCAAACCCGAGGACTGGAATCATTTGGTCAACTGGTCTCGTAGGAACGGAAGCCAGTGAGCGTTCCAGACGGCCTCGACGTCATAGGACCTTGCAAACTCCACGGTCTTTGTGAAGTCCCTGTCTCGTCCGGCCAGTGCTTTTTCTAAAGCTACGGTGATGCCGTTGACATTTGGAATCTGCCACCAAGCCAGTTGTGCCTCGTCCCACCATGGCTGTCCGTCGACTAGGAATGAGTCCGGACCTGCCAGCTCGAGAGACGCTGTCCAACCGGATGAGATTGTTGGAGTGCCGCACGCCTGCGCTTCGATGGCCGGTACGCCGAAACCTTCGCCATAGGAGGCGTGTAGCAAGACGTCCATGCCGGTATAGAGTGCCGCCATCTCCGCATCGGAGTAACCGAACCTGTACTTGTGAGGGTCTGGGAAGAGTACGTCGTCGTCTTGCAGGCCGCAGGCTTTGAGTAGGGTGATGAGGTCAAACCCACCAAACGCCTTGCTCGGGTCAGTGTGGATGTAAAGGTAAGCATGGGGGTTGTTCTTCTTGAAGAGAGAGAAGGCCATTAGGTTCTCTGCAAACGCCTTGCGGTGTACCTGCCCGTTGGCCTTGTTTGCCGCAACCATCCCGACCAAGAAGTCGCTCTCTTTCAATCCGTAATACTCGCGAATCGGGACGCCGTCAATCAGAGGCGTCGGCTTATAGAGACGAGTGTCGACCGCGTGAGGGATGTAGTACGGGTCAGCTCCAGCTCGCTTCAGTTCGTTGAAACCAAACTCGCTCATAGCAATTGGGGTTACGTTTTCCTTCTTGCACCATAGCTCGACCTTGGGTGGAAGCGTCGAGTGGTCAATTGGAACCCATGAGGCGATGCGAAGTTCGTCCATGTCCTTTTGTCCAAGGTAGACCCAAACGTCATAGAGGGTAAAGATGAGGTTTGAGATGTCTCGGCCAGCAACGAAGTCATCGTGGTAAAGCTTCATGACGTCGCCTGAGTATTGGGTCAGCCCTCGAGGGTAGTGCTTGACCGGACCGTACTTGGTTTTGATTGTCTCCATGCGACCCTCGAGTCCGTAGTTCGAGAGAACCGCTACGTCGAGTCCGTGTCGCTTGAGACGGTCCATGAGCATTTGAGCTTGCACGCCATAACCGGTTGGCATTCCGGGGGTGTTAGTTGCAAGAGAGATTGCGCCAGAAAATTTTTCGTAGGTTGTCATGCTAAGAGCCTAGCAAAAAAGAAGAGGGACCGCCCTAACCTACAAGAGCGGCCCCTCAGCCTAGTTCAAAGGTTAGCTACTAGCTAGCTCCACCCTTGAAGTACTTCAGGTTCGAAGCACCGTTTGCGACGTTTGAGTCGAGGCGCATTACGAACCTCCATGTGGTGAGGTTCTGGTTGAAGGCATAGTCCTGAGACGAAGCTACGTCTAGGCCGCCTGCCATTCTTACCTTCACTGCATTCCAGTCACCGAAGTAGACCGACTGCGCACTGGTTGCTACGTCTGCAACGTGTGGGTTCTCCACTACTGCGAAACCAGCAAAGGTGTCCTGTCCACCGGGGCCAGTCTGACCAATGGTGTAGAGGTAGTTTCCGGCGTTGTCCTTCAGTTTCCTCATGTCAGCAATCGACTGAGCGTTTGCCATAAATGCGGCTGAAGGTAGACGACGAACTGCACCGTCGACCGAGTAAGCAAGGTCGATTAGGTTGTCAGCGGTGAAGCCACCGGAGACGCCAGTTGAACCGGTTACACCGGAGCCAGCGACGGTTGTGAAACCAGTTGGCTCGCTTGTTCCAGTTCCGTTGGTGATGTACTGGTTGGCGGAGTAGCCAAGAGTCTCACCGGCTTGACGTGCTAGGTGTGCCGCTAGGTCGAAACCTGCGTCAGTTACTAGCTCGTTAGCGGCCTGAATGAGAACGCCTAGACGCTTCGCGCCCAATGTAAATGACGAGTAAACGGGTTCGCTCTGGTCAATTGCGGAACCAGCGGAAGTGATGGTTGCGGCCGACCTTCCTGTTAATACAGGAATGGTTAGGTCCTCACCCGTGGTGGTGTTGATAATCTCCGAAGTCTCCAGCATTCTCCCGTTGTCCCTCATGATGTCGAAGACGCTTGAGTAGAAACTCTTTGGAACGGTGTCGGTAGATGGTACTAGGGTTGCACGACGCTCGAATGAGTGTGCGCGCATCTCGCCCTGCCCAATCTGACGAAGGATGTCAGTGGCGGAACGGTCCTCAGTTACGGTAGGGATGAATCCCTTAGCGGCTACGGAAGCCTCAACCTTGCGCTGTTCAGTGCGCTCGGCAACTGCAATGCTGTCTTCAA